CTTAAACAATATTTAGGTTTAGAATAACGCTAAAATAGAAAGGAAGATAAAACGCTATGGTATCATACGGACACGACAGAAAGCGTCCTCACACAGAGATTACTCTTAACGCTAGTGGTTTAGGGTCAGCTAACGCAAGAAGTGAAAAACCTCTTGTATTAATCGGTTCTGCAACTGGTGGACAACCAAAAGTTCCTGTAGAACTAACGAACTTTGCACAGGCTAGAGACTTCTTCCGTGGTGGGGAACTATTAGACGCAATCGAAATGGCTTGGAACCCATCTCCTAATACTCGTGGAGCAGGTAAGATTTACGCTATTCGTGCAGACGATGCAAAACAAGGAACAAAAACAAGCGGAGGATTAACAGTTACTTCTAAACTTTACGGTGCAGATGCAAACGAAATCCAGTACGCATTAGATGACAATACACTAACGCAGTCTAAACGTTTTAGCGTGTACTTCACAAAAGAACGTTACGAGCAAGTGTACGACAACATCGGTAACATTTTCTCTATCAAGTACAAAGGGGCACAGGCTTACGCTGGGGTTGAGGTTAAAGTAGACGCTACATCTAAACTTGCAACACAGTTGATTTTAAAAGCAGGTGCAGATGCACAAGGTGCTACTGTAGTTCGTACTTATACGTTAGGAACTGGTGTATACCAAAATGTTAACGTACTAATCAATGACATTAGTAACCTACCTGACTTTGAAGTAGTTACAAACTCTCTAGGTGGTAACAAAAACGTAGAGACTCAATTCTTAGACGTACTAACAGAGACTCCTATCAAGGCAACTGCTAAAATGTTAACTGCTATTGGGGCAGACCTAGTTAACCAAACTGACACTGACCCATACGTGAAGTTATCATACGATCCGAAAACTGCAATCCCTGCTACAATTCCAGTTACAAACTTAGCTGGTGGATCAACAACTGTACCTGGGGAATCTTGGGCAGAGTTATTCACGGCAGTAGCAGACCTAGGAGCGTACTACATTGTACCTCTAACTGACAAAGAAGCTATTCACGGTGAACTATCTCAGTTCTTACGTGATGAGTCAGGCGCAGGAAACCAACTACGAGGATTCGTAGGTGGAGGTCTAAAAGACACATTCGACAAGTTGAAAGCTCGTCAAGCAGGATTACGTAACCCTCGTGTTAGCTTAGTTGGTAACTCAGGAACTCGTAGAATGTCAGACGGTCGAGTATACAACTACCCTGCATACATGGGTGCTGCTCTAATCGGTGGTATCGCAAGTGGTATCGCAGTAGGGGAGCCAGTTACATACAAGAAGTTAAATGTGGAAGCATTAGACATCAAGTTCACTGGCGACCAGTTAGATCAGTTAGACGGAGCAGGAGTAGTAATGGTAGAGTTCGTTCGTACTCGTGCAAGCTCTTACTTCCGTATCGTAAGTGACCCAACTACTTACAACACTGCTTCAGAGCCTGTACAAAACCGTGTATCTTTAGGAGAGGTTAGTGACTTCCTAACTACTGAGTTACGTACAATGTTAGACGAACAGTTCATCGGAACTCGTATCCGTAACACGTCTGCATCTATCATCAAGAACGCAGTTGAGTCTTTCCTAGACAACCAAAAGAATGTAGATGGTCTAATCGTAGACTACAACCCTGACGATGTACAAGTTGTTATCACAGGTAACTCTGCTCGAATCAACATCACTGTACAACCAGCTCGTGGTCTAGACGACATCACAGTAGGTATCAACTACGTAGACAACAAGCTAACTGCTTAATAGAAGGGGAGCGATCCCCTTCTATAAATAATAAAGAACAGGAGTGAACTACACATGGCATCTGTAACTAACCAAACGGTACAGACTGGTAATACAGTATACTTCATGATTAAAAACGTACCGATTGCTCGTGCTCAGTCTATCTCAGCAGAGCGTAGCTTTGGTACAACTGGGGTATACCAAATCGGTTCTATCATGCCACAAGAACACGTTTACTTAAAGTACGAAGGTTCTGTAACAGTAGAACGTTTCCGTATGAAGAAAGAGAACTTAGCGACTCTTGGCTTCGCTGCTTTAGGTGAAGAAGTGCTTCAAATGGACATCCTTGATATCGTGTTGTACGATAACTACACACAAGAAGTTATCATCGCATACCGTGGGTGCTCAATTGATACATACAGTGAAGATGTTAAAGCGAACGAAATCACTTCAGAGAGTGCTCGTTTCTACTTCCTAACATCTGCAAACGTACGAAGCGTATAATAGAACGAATGAAAGACCCGAGAGGGTCTTTTTATTTAGCTTAAAATCCTATCAATAGTTAGAAGGGAAGGTACCCTGTTATGACATTCCTAGGTGATAAGTTTAGAGACAACATGTATATGCATCCTGAAAGAAAGCTAGGGGAGTTAGAGCTAGAGCTTAGACAAACTGGTAAGATGATTAGCGCATTAAAACTGGATAGCCTGTTAAACGTGGATACGGTCGCACCTGGTAATGACGATGTATTAACATACGAAGCAGTATCAGGAAAGTGGAAACCTAAACCACCAACAGGAGGAGGGGCTAATAGCAGTTCTCCAATCTATCTTGTGGAGTTATCGAAGTGGGGTATCAAGAACAACGGAACGAGTGCAGTCGCAACTACAAAAGGACTAAATGACGCAATGCTATGGGCCGCACAGAACGGATACATGGAAGTAGTATTACCAAAAGGTACGTACCTTATTGATAAAGATAGCCAGTTAAGACCGCAGAGCTTCCAAGTACTTAACCTAAACGGCTCCACTTTGCAAAAGGAAACAAACGGATACACAGGATATAGCGTTATCAGTTTCAAGGATAACCAAGTGTATTCAAGAGTTACAAACGGTATTATCCGAGGTGATAGAATAACGCACGACTTCAGTAGCGGTGGTTCGCATGAAGGTGGTTACGGTATTGAGGTAGGTAGCTTCTCTCCTCCTGCAAACGGAGGTAACAACTGCCGATTCATCTTTATTGACAAACTAGAGATATTCGATTTCACAGGAGACTCTATCACTATCAATAGTTCCTTTGGACAGATTTCACCTGTACCTACGGCATTAGCTAGTTCATGGGAGCAGGGAGCTATTAGCGTTACAGACGGTTCCCTAGTAACAACTACATCTAAGATACGTTCTAAATTACAATTTGATATGACACAACCTGCTATCGTAAAATACGGATATTTCGGATTATACGGTAATGGTTACGGAGGTTTAGGATCGGACATTACGTGCGACTACTACGATGTTATTTTCTACAACGCTAGTAATACTTTCGTAGCATCTTCTACAAACGTACAATTCTTTGACGAAGTGGAAGTTCCTACAGGAGCTACGTACGCAAAAGTAGTGCTACACCAATCTACTGTACCTCTAGCAGCTAACTGCCTTATTAACGTTCGTGTACCTTCTTTCGCACAATATGTATACATTGAGAAGTGTAACCTACATCACAACCGTAGACAAGGTGTATCGGTGTGTGGAGGAAAGAACGTACACATAACAGGAAACGTAATTCACCACATCTCAGGAGCAGACCCTCAATCAGGAATAGACATCGAGGATGGTTACGACCTTAACCAAATGATATATATTAACAACAACATGTTCTATAAGAACGAGAAGTACAATATTATCGTGGTTAACGGGAAGAACATCTACATCAACGGAAACACATTACTACCTCCTGTAAACAGTGGTTACGTTAGTCTAGCAGTAAATGGTGGAGCCGACAAAGTAGTTGTAACTGGGAATACGATCCGACACAACAAAGTATCGCTATCAGGTGAGACTATATTCGCAAACAACTACGTATACGGAGCACAAGTAGTAACGAACGGAGCTTACGCAACGAGACAGATTAAGCTAGTAGGATGTACATTCCACAACTGTAAATATGTTTCGGATACACCATTCCCGTATGTTGTAACAGTAGATGACTGCTCATTCCTGAATGATGTTGATAAGACTAACTCCCTTTCAACTACCCTACAATGGACGATAGAAGTAAAGCAAGAACCACAGACATTCGTAAACTGTACGTTCCAAGGTCAAGATGTCAACTACCTAACTTACGTAGCTAGTCTCGCAACATTCAAGCAAGGATGGGTATTCCAAAACTGTAGATTTAAGAATACGAAGACTCCTTCTCTATTCGCAGGTAAGTACATTAACTGTGAGTTTACAGAGCTAACTACTTCTTTAGGGGTAAGTCGAAACAACGATGGTACTAACTCATTAGAACTAGTAAACTGTAAATTCGTATCTACGGATGCAAATAACAGTATGCTTACAGTTAGCTCACTGAAGAACTTCATTATGAAGGACTGTGCAGTGGAGAAGACAAGTGGCTATATCTTAACTGTACAGAACGTGAATGACGAAGTAATTATAGTAGATAATGCATTCAAACAAACGAATGACGCATTACCAAGAGCACTAGTAACTCTTGAAGCAAGTTTCACAGGATCGTTAATAAACATAAAAGATAACTACTTCAAAGCAACAAACAACTCACAAGTAGCTATTAACGACCTTACAACGAATACTCCTGTAGTTGTTATACAGAACAACATCTTGAAGAAAACAACAATCACAAGTGCAAGTACATTAAAACTAAACAACATTGTGAACGGTGTTTTACAGTAGTTAAAGCAGTACCCTCTATCCACTCTGAGGGTACTTTTCTATTTTACAATCATGTTACAGTTCAGTTACAACGGGGAATTTAGGGTATAAATGTGTTACATTAGGTACTACACCAAAAAAGAAAGGATGATATGTATGAAGTTGAAAGCATTAATCACAGTAGGTGCTTTGTCGGCAGGTCTTTTCTTGTTTGGACAAGGTACAGCGTCAGCCAGTGAGGTTGA